TGCTATGAATTAGTAACAATCTGCCTTTGTAGCCAGGACAGGATTCGAACCTGTAAGTAGTTTTCAAATTAGGCATTCATCTCTTTTACACAAAGCTTGGAGACGGCTTACTTTGGTGACCAATTCCGCCACCTGACTATTTTATTACCTTTGTCCTTTTATATCTTTAATGGTGTTATCTACCATCCAATTTGCAATTTTTTCTCTTCCTTTTTGGTTTGGGACTAATTCAGGACTATCGATCCCAAATTGAATTGCTGTTTCAACTAATTTTTTTAGTTCTTCTGTTGTAATATTAATCGTTTCCATAACATTTAATTTTAGTAGTCAGGACAGGATTCGAACCTGTATACTTTCATCCTATTGATATTATCTCCTATTTGACCGTCATCCATTTGCGCCACCTGACTATTTTATAACAATACAAAGATATGTATAATATTTTAATCCGCCAAATTTTTTTTATGGTTAATAATTAACTTAGTTGTGGTTCCTCGCCACTATTAGTTAGCTTAATTCTTGCACTAAGTTAATTATTAACATTCCGCAACCTGACTAAATTCTAATTCTATGACATTCCCACTTTCTTCAGGTGCTATGAATTAGTAACAATCTGCCTTTGTAGCCAGGACAGGATTCGAACCTGTAAATTGAGGGCGCGACCCTCTTGACATTATCCCGAGGACTGCGTCTACCAATTTCGCCACCTGACTATATTTTATTCTTCAAACTCTTTTTTAAGTTTTAAATAACTTTCGTAACGTCTTTCTTTTTCCCATTTATTATGTAGTTCATTATTAGATAGACGTTTTTGATATTGTTCATCAGTTTCTTCAACCATTCTAGTGATTTCTCCGACATAGAGCCCGCGTCCGTCATCATCGTCCTCTTCCCATGATGACCTGATTACATCATCATCTTCTAATTGTAAATGCTTAATATCCGACCATTTGATAAGGCGATTTTCACCAAGCCAAAACAATTGCGTTTCTCTTTTGATTTTATTTAATGATTTTTTATCTTCCATGACTATTTTTTTAACAATACAAAGATATGTTTAATATTTTAATTCACCAAATCTTTTTTGTAATCAGGACAGGATTCGAACCTATAACCGTGCGTAATCTTCTATTTCAACTCATTGTACTTTTGAGTCCGTCACAGCTTTGTTTGTGGTTAGCTTTACCACATAGCGTCTACCAATTCCGCCACCTGACCATTTTACCCCACTTCACCAGGTTAACGGACTGGCTGCCATGTGGGAGTGGGGGTTTCCCGTTATTTCGGGACTCCGTGGTGAGAGGTGGGATCGAACCACCGGCACGTAGATTTTCAGTCTACTGCTCTACCTACTGAGCTATCACACCAAATTTGAGGTTGAGAAGTCCTCTGTGTTGTGCAAACAGTATTACATTTAAAATACGTCCGACTATTTCATTCCTATCTCACAGGAACAACACAATATTGTTGATAATGTTGGGATACCCGTCTCGTCCCAATCTTAATTGCTTCCTGAGTTTTAATGAGGCCTCAGCAAAGGGTGATGAATTCTGATTCCATTCTGGATTGTCGACATCCGTTGAATGGAGAAAACCATTATCAATTTCTTTTTGTCTGGGGGAGTAGGTACCAACCAACATAAAAACCTACTCCCCGACTTTACGGTAGCCCCTACGGGAGTCGAACCCGTCTTTTTAGGATGAAAACCTAATATCCTAACCGATAGATGAAAGGGCCAATTGTGTAGTCCCTGTAGGACTCGAACCTACGACCCTCTGGATGTAAACCAGATGCTCTAACCAACTGAGCTAAAGGACTATTTTTTTCCAAGATGTCAAAGAACTTTCTTCTTGTTTGTGAATACAAAGGTAATACGAAAGTTTGATAAAAACAAAAAACCCCAAACTTTTTTTTCAAAGTTCGGGGTTTTAATATCTTGTTATTTCTAACTTGTTATTAACGTACTACCTAATATCCGAACTCAATTTTGCATATGACGATACCAGCTACAGAATACCTCTTGTTGCTTAATAATCGACGACATATGTTTAATTGATGTTCTCATTGTTTTATAATTATTACAATAATACGAAAAGTTTCGTATTTGTCAAATATTTTTTTTTGGTACCCCAAGTCGGACTCGAACCGACACGTCTTACGACACAAGTTCCTAAAACTTGAGTGTCTACCATTCCACCATCGGGGCAAATATCATTATCGCTTCAGCCACATCGGGAAAGACGCCCCTCCCGTGTTGTTTAAGTGTATAAATTGCGTCGTATCTCACTAAGGTACGATAATGATTTTGTAGTCCCAGTAGGATTCGAACCTACGACCTACGGTTTAGAAAACCGTTGCTCTATCCATCTGAGCTATGAGACCATATTTGTACCTGAGGCGGGACTTGAACCCGCACGGACGTTTATGTCCACTAGATTTTAAGTCTAGCGTGGCTACCGTTACACCACCCAGGCGACTTTGGTTTCTTTCTTAATACAAATTTAGGAAATAAAATTAAAGATTACAACTTATATTGAAAAGTTAACCTCAAACAAAGTATTTGATTCACTTTCTTCTGTGTTGTAAGTATGGTCTAAATCAACGGTTGAATTGTTGAAATTAAAGATGAATCGTCCGTCAGAACCTTCGTTGATTTCCCAACCACCGAAATGACTTTCAAGTTGACTATAACACCAATTTTCAATTGATGCAGGAACCGCATCCAAGACTTCGTCAAATGAACTTTCAATATAACCAGAATCTCCACCGCCATTGTAACTTAAAGTTAAAATACCATCACTTGGGACCTCAACATCTTGCATGTCTTCTTCCATCCACTTATCAAATCTTTCTTTATCTTCATCAGAATCATATTCAACTGAGCTACCATCTCCTCTACCATAATATGAATAATTGTGACTTACTGTAAGTTCTTTTCGGGTACAATCAATTTCAATCTCAATTCTTTGATAACTCATTGAGTCAATATCAGGATAATCATATAAATCCTCATCAATAACATGATTCATTACTTTTTTAAGAATTGGTAGTAATCCTTCAGGTAGTTCTGCTCTATAGTTATTATCAAAATGTTGAATGTATTTCCAATCAATATTTTCATGTGATAAGTCATATTGGTCTGAATCCATTTCAACACCAATTAGACCTTCTGTCATACCTAATGACGCAAGATAGTTACAAGTTCTGTTTAAGTATTTTTTTTCTTCTGAAGTTAAAATTTCTATCATAACAATAAATATCAATCTTCTATTTTAAGTGTCCTCAACATCCATTGAGGTCGTTTATTTTCTAAAATATTGTTCATCCATTCTTTTGCCGATGGTAAATAATTGTTACAATCTTCTTTTACGTGTTGTTCTCCAACATAACGAGTGTAAACAATTTTTTCATCACTATTAATGAATTCTGTCCCAAACTTTTTTTCCATTTCAAAAATACCCTCACTATGATGTCTGAACATTCTATGCAAAGAATCTCCCATCCAACTTTTGGTTTCATCTAACCACTCGTGTAAATGAATGTAGTCTTCAGGTTTCCCACCAAACTTTTTTGCGGAACTTTTTGCGTGTATATTAGGATGTGCCATATTTTATTTATTTATTTGTGGAGAAGGAGGGACTCGAACCCACGACTTCTTGAATGCAAATCAAGCGCTCTAGCCAACTGAGCTACATCCCCATTGTTTACTATACGATTTTTGTATTAGATAATATATAAACCATTCCAACAACCCACGCAATAAATACAAGAATAACTATCACATCTTTTCCCGAAATTTCTTTTAGTTTTTTCATACAATTTTTGTTTATTTTAAAATTAAAAATGAGCCTCCTGTCGGATTCGAACCAACGACCTACTGATTACAAATCAGTTGCTCTAGCCAGCTGAGCTAAGGAGGCTTTTTGCGGTCTCAACGGGATTCGAACCCGTATCTCGCACCGTGACAGGGTGGAATTGTAACCATTCAACCATGAGACCAAAATTGTCAGTCTTTCCTGACCGTCACCCCTAACCCACAGGTATTAACCCGTATCGTAGTTTAGCTTGGTTGGCTCCCCATCCTGAGATTGCGGATAAGTAGATTTTAACGGTTTAGTTTTCTTAAAAACAAACACATTAGTGTCTTACCACATAAAAATATAAATCAACACTACTGGGAGGAATTGTGTCAGTTCCTTGATTCCCACGACCTCCTCTTTAAGTTATGGAAGGCTACAACTACACCATTTTAAGAAACGATGCCAAATCTGTGAGTATCTCTTACCCTTTGAGACGATAGTCGGTTTCGAACCAACTTTATTCCACTTTATTTCATATCGTCTTTTTTATCGTTCTACCTTTTTTCCATTCGGGATACAAAGGTAAATCATTTATTTTTATTTTCAAATTATCAATTCCATTTGTTATCCAACAAGTACCATATTGCGAATTTTTTTCTCCTTTTTGATTTATAGAATTTTTTTCTCCAATAATTTTTTTACTTTCTTCTTTATGTTTTCTACCTCTAAACGTTGAACCATAATCATAATTAGATTTTTTTAAACCTATTTTGATTTTTTCATTTAACATTAACCTTTCAGTTTGAGTTAAAT